CCAGCGGCCACATGACCGCCCCTGAGTGCTGGAGGGAACCATGACCACCATAAGCGCCAAGTTGGCAGACCGCTCCCATGTGCGCCCTGTGAAGGAGGTGACCGATGCTTGACCTAGACGCCATCGAAGCACGAGCCGAGGCGGCATCCGAAGGGCCGTGGTCTAACGTGGATGGAGCGTCCTCGATGATCCATTGCGAGGACGGCTACGTTGGCACCGTGCCATTTCCACCGAACGCCTACTTCATCGCCCACGCCCGCACCGACATCCCGGCCCTCGTTGCCGAGCTACGTGCTGCCAGGGAAGTGGTGGAGGCGGCGGAGAAACTCGAAACTGATATCGAATCAGACCTGGATTGGCTGCACGAGAACCTTATTGCCGCCCTCGCTGCCTACCGAGCCGTTGTAGGGCCGGAATGAAACCCTACTACGAGGAAGATGGGATCACGATCTACCACGGGGACTGTCGCGAGATTCTGTCCGAGTTGACGGCCGATGTGGTTATTACTGATCCGCCTTACGGCATCGACTACGAATACGTCAATATGCGGCCAGGTAAGGCCAGAGGATCTCAGCACGTCACCGGCGATGACGAGCCATTTGATCCGATGCACCTTCTTGGGTTCGCCCGGCTCATGCTGTTCGGCGCCAACTACTACGCAGACAAGCTCCCAGTGGGCCAATGGATCGTTTGGAATAAGCGAGACCGCCGTGAAGCGTCACCGCTGTCAGCCGATGCCGAACTGATCTGGCACAACTGCGGTGGTTATGCCGTGTCGGTTTTCAACTGGTTCTGGGTCGGTTACTACCGCAAAGGCGAAACGGGCACACCGCGAGTCCATCCTTCACAAAAGCCCATTGCCCTGATGCGCTGGCTTGTTGAGAACTATTCCACCGCGGGCCAACTCGTACTTGATCCCTACATGGGCAGCGGGACGACGTTGCGGGCCGCTCTTGACGTCGGCAGGCGCGCCATCGGCATCGAGATCGAGGAACGCTATTGCGAAATCGCGGCCAAGCGCCTCGCTCAAGGCGTGTTCGACTTCGGAGCCGTTGTAGGGGAGCAGGAATGAAGGACCGAGCAAAGACTGTGCGAGCCGCTGAGTTCGTCTACGAGGCCGCCCGGCTGCAAGCAATCGCAGTCATGGCACCGATAGTCCCCGAGTCGTGGGCAGAACGAGATGAGAAGTTCCGCACGCAGTTCCTTGAGGTCATCGCTCGCCAGATGGGGCCTATGCGCTCCGGCTCGGCGTCGGAGCTTCACGGCGGCTGGGTCCAAGCGTATATCGACATGGGCTGGACCTACGGCGAGGTTCGGGATATTGAGGCCAAGACGCACCCAGACATGGTGCCTTACGACCAGCTTGAACAGCGCGAGCAGGACAAGGATGCCGTATTTATCGCCCTGTGCGAGATAGCTCGCAAATGGATATGGGAGAGCGAGGCCGGTAACCGTGCAGCCGTCGCCCTTGCTGAGCAGGCATATTCCGGAGCCGTTGTAGGGGAGGCGTGATGGACCGTGAGCAGATCAAAGCACTCCTGCAACGTCTCACGCTTGAGAACGAGCACCTCCTGGTCGATCAGGTTCCCGACCTGCTCGCTGCCATAGACGAACTCAGTGAACGGGCAGAAGCAGCGGAAGAACGGGAACGTTCCTGTTATGCCTGGGCGCACGCCGCTCGCACAAAAAAAAACGGCCTGCCGCCTTCGAGGGCCTTGCGCTGGATAGACGAGATGGGTCAGCGCATCTATCAGAAAAAGGACTTGCATGAGCGGCTAGAGCACCACCATACGGGTGGTGTTGTTATCTGCTCGCGTGGTTGCTGCCCCGGCTGCTCCGACTGCTACGGCGAGTCCATCGGGTGCCACCAAGATCCGTGCGTGTGCAAATGAACAAGGAGCGAACCATGCAACCGAGTGACAAAGGCGGCGTCATCAAGTTCGAGGTGCCGTGCCCGTATTGCGTGCGGATGATCCAAGTGGAATGCGACCTCACGGAGTTCACTGACGAAGGACTTATAGTCTCCTGGGAGGTCACCCGCGCCCCTGGCGGGGGTTTGTTCGCATCGCTGTTCCGTCGCAAGAGAGAAAGGGCATAATGACGATTAAGGGCCAGCCACGTCCAGAGCAACCGAAGGTACACCAGCGCCCTGTTGAACTACCCGATTACGCGCGGAACTATTCACCAACCTCGCTACCGCCCATCGTCCACGCTCCCTGCGAGCACGTACCGTTCGATCCTGACAAGGCGCGTGACCGTGCTAGCGAGTGGGCGATAGATGTGGTTGAACTTCCGACGCGGGCGTGGTAAGATTCCATCATGACACCTGACGAGGTTGACGAACTGTACAGTAGGGTGCACGGGGTGCAGAATGACCTTGTGGCGTTGCTGAACACGCAGGACAGCATGCGCGATCTGATCATTGAGAACGCGCTGATGAACATTGGCAAGGCGATTGAGTTGGTGGCGAAGTTGATGCCACAGACAGAGGATGCGTGGTCATGAACATCGTCCGCAGGTCTGCGCTCTGGCTGATCTTCGTAGCCGTAGTTTGGTTCCTGTGCCGTCGGCAGGGCGGTGACACCCTTACTGCGCCGGATGACCGCGACGGCGGCACAAGGTGGAGTGAGTACCTCGAAGACCTCGCCTGGGGCCTGGGCACCGACGAGCAGCACGACGCCAAAGCCGAACGCTGGTACGAGCGTCACTACCCCTCGGGCGTCAGTGACCCCGTCGGCACAGTCACCTACGGCCTCGAAGGCTGCACCGGCTGCGGCGCCTACGCAGGCTCCCATCAGCTCCTCGATCCCAACCCGTTCTGCGACTGCCGCTGCCACGAGACAACCGAGAATGTTGCATGAGAGGACTGGACGATGAGCGAAAGCACCAGTGATCTAAGGACGGCAGTCACCGGTCGACGTAGCAGCATCGAGAAGATGATCGATGATGCGGCAGACATTGTCGCACCTGTGTTCGTAGCGCAAGACTGGAAATATGGCGGATGGTTTGACGAACCTAGTCATGTCCCGTCTAAGGACGAGATCATCGAGGCATTACAACACCTAGTCAACAGCCTGCATGATCCTCGGGTCAGGAGCTGTGCATCTGGTCGGTTCGTGGTTGACAAGGTGTATAACGATGAGGGGTCCGCCGAACCAACGGGCATTGATCTCTTGCTGGAACTTGGTTCGTTCCGGTTTCTACGATAGAAAGTCGACGCTTTCAACAAGGAGATAATATGACAGGTAGTGTGGCGATTGATAACAGGGTTGACGACCTGCTTGCTAAGGCAGAGGCAGCGATTGATAACGCAGAAGGTGCGTATTCGGCAACAGAGGCAGCAGCACTAGGTACAGCCTATACCACCTTGGCTGGTGTTTATATTGCCGGACAGTCAGTCAAGGCTGCTCTGACAGAACTTGCGCGTGATGACTTCTGATCTAAAAAAGGACCAGCGATGATGTCTGAAAGCTTCGGCTTTCAATAAGGAGAGAAAATGACAACGCTCTACAAGTGGCTCAACCCGGACTGGACCACCACCTACCAGAGGGTAAAGTGGCCCAAGCGAGTCGGAGTATGGACCCCCGACGAGACGCCGGTGATGTGCCGATCGGGCTGGCACCTCGCCACGCACAGGGGCATTAGTGAGCATGCGCGAGTCGGTGCTGTGCTGTGGATTGCCGAGGGTCGAGGCGCGTTCGTCGCTGCCGATGACAAGATTGCATTCACATCTGCTCGTCTCGTGAGTCAGGTCGGGACGTTGACGCCGCAAATCGCGGTTCGGTGGGCAGTTGAATGTGCGAAACGAGTACTGAATCATTACGAGGATCGATACCCTGATGACAAGCGACCTCGTGAGGCGATTGATGCGGCGTTGAGATGGGCGAAGAACCCGACTGAGACAAACGCCGACGCCGCCGCCAACGCCGCCTACGCCGCCTACGCCGCCGCCTACGCCGCCGACGCCGCCGCCAACGCCGCCTACGCCGCCGCCAACGCCGCCTACGCCGCCTACGCCGCCGACGCCGCCGCCTACGCCGCCAACGCCGCCGCCTACGCCGCCAACGCCGCCGCCTACGCCGCCAACGCCGCCGCCTACGCCGCCGCCTTTTCAAAAGCAAGAAATGCCGAGCGTACATGGCAGTCAGACCGCCTTCTGGCGCTACTTGTAGCGGCAGAACAGGGATGACTGCCATGTCGGGCGGATGGAGAGCCCACTTCTACATTGACCGCTGACCTCATCATCGGTGACGTCTTCGAGGCTCTCGCGACGATCCCCGACGCCTCAGTAGACCTCGTGCTCACCTCGCCGCCCTTCCTCGCCCTCCGCTCGTACCTGCCCGCCGACCACCCGGACAAGGCCAAGGAGATTGGCTCCGAACCGACTCCCGCCGCGTTCATCGACACCCTGCTCCGCGTCACGACTGAGCTTCGCCGCGTGCTCGCGCCGCACGGGTCGATCTGCGTAGAGCTGGGGGACACGTACTCGGGGAGTGGCGGCGCGGGTGGGGACTACAACACGGACGGGCTACGTGATGGACAGCCGAAGTTCCGAGCAGTAGGAAGTCGAGAGCACCGGCCTGAGCGAGAAGGCACCAGCGCTGACGGTGGAGAGCGACTCGTTCCGCTCAACGGAGGCCCTGGTTGGCCCCTCGACAAGTCCCTGACCTGTATCCCCGACCTCTACCAAGTCGCCCTCGCCTACGGCATCAACCCGCTCACCGGGATCAGGTCGCCCGCGGGACGGTGGCGCGTGCGCAACAAGCGAGCCTGGTGCCGTCCGAACCCGCCCGTAGGCGCCCTCGGGGACAAGGTGCGGCCCGCGACCTCGTACATGGTCATGGCGTGCACGGCGAGGGACCGGTGGTTCGATCTTGACGCGGTGCGGTCAGACGACCTGCGAGCGCCTTCGGTGAGGGTGCCTGAACCGAAGGCGCTCGCAGCCGAAGAACTAGGGCACCACGGCAAGGGGATGCCCGCGACAGGCACCTATCACGCCAACGGCGGCGCCCCGCCCCTCGACTGGGTGAATATCCCGACGCAGCCCTACAAGGGTGCGCACTATGCCACCTGGCCGGAGGAGCTGTGCGTGCAGCCGATATTGATGATGTGCCCCGAGCGGGTGTGCCGGACGTGCGGGGAGCCGAGCCGACGGATCGTAGAGACTCAGATTCTCGTTGACGGCAAGCCCGGACCGGGCTTCAGTGCCAACCACGGCAGTGATAGCGGTCGCATCGGTATCGACCACAATCGTGTCAGCACCGACCGAACTACAACAGGCTGGACCGACTGCGGCCACAACGACTGGCGCCCCGGAGTAGTCCTCGATCCCTTCTGCGGCTCAGGAACCTCTCTGCAAGTCGCGACGCGGCTCGGACGGGATGCCATCGGGATAGACCTCGACCCCCGGAATGAGAAGCTGATTTGTGCTAGGGTAGGGTTGTTCATGGGAGACGTGAGGACGGTATGATGCAGAAAGTGTTGGCTTTCAGATGAGCACCGAGTCCGCCACTGAACGTATAGAAAGGGCAACACCCTTTAGCGATAACTATGGAGGCGCCCCAGCACAGGAAGAGTTTGAACGGCACGCTCTCCTAGACCTGACGGCAGCGCTCAACGTTATCAATGAGGCTAGGTACTTAGCCGAGGATTGGGGTAGTGACTGTATGAGGCAAGAGTACACCCGATGGACACAAGAACCGCGGGCGTGTGGTCGGTGTGCTCTTTGTTTGACTCGTGCTGCACTTGATGCGTGGGAGGCTCTACCATGAGTAAATCCGCCATTGTGCCTTGTGGTCTACTAGACCCCGCACGACCGTATGCCGACCTGCATTTCAAGGACGGATACGGGTACTGGAACTACCGTGGCGGTCCTCTGTTCTGTTGGCTGCACGGGCACCGATGGAAGTGGTGTTTCTCGACGGTGATCGACGGTCAGCAGCAGTGGCATCTGCAATGCGTGAGATGTCGGAGGCAAGAAAAGAATCCGAGAGAGGTGAATAATGGGAGCTAGGTATGACGATGAAGGTTGGACGCCAGAAGAGTTCATCGACAAGTATGACAACGAGGGTGGCATCGACGGCATACTTGGTTGGGGCGGATCGGGATGTTTCCCACCAGAGATCCGCACAGAAGCAGCGGAGATTGATCGACTGTCTGATATCATTCACAACTGGCTAGCAGAGCACGGTTATTGATATGGCATCACCAACTGTGGTGATTTATCAAGAGGTGCCTGAACCAATGATTGGTGTTGTCGAATGTACGACATGCGGTAGTGTGGTGATCGACAGCCAAGCGCACGACAGATGGCATAACCGAATTGACAACATTGGACGTACAGCACGCGAGGCCGATCAATGGGCAAGCTTGCATTCTTTGAACTACAGTACGATGCACGGGAGGAAGTGAATGAGCAAGCACCCTAACTCCGCAGAGCCGTGGCATGACCGTCAGGCAGGTCATAAAGGTGCGCTCGGCGCCAAGCCACGTTGTCACACGTGCAAGCATCCGAAGCAGTCCTGCAGGTGCCAGCGGTTTGATAATGGGCCGAAGCCGAAGGGTGCATGATGGACGCTGACATTCGCGCTCAGCACGATCAGGCGACCGCCAAGTACGTGAGAGCGATGACGGCGGACCAAGATACGTTTCGCAAGATGCTGCGTCAAGCTGTCCTGTTTCTGATTGTGGGTGGCTATTCAGATCGGTTCATCACCGATATGCTGGCCCATTCGCCATGCGAGGCAGAGGGTGTAGTGAAGCACGTACGCAAAGAGGAGACTTCCGGATGACCGAAAGCGCAGACTTTCTCTCGCTCACGCTAGAACAGTTGCACGTCGCCGCGCGCTTGCTCGGCTTGAGGTGCGAGTGTTTCGATCCAGATACGTCTCCGCCAACCGATTGGGGACCGGGTGAAGGCAGAGTTCCTATCCCGCACCATTGCGAGTGCCCGTTCGCTCTGTTCGAGTTGCCCGATCGCCACAGGGCGCCGACCTCGTATGCGTTCTTTGTAGAGGAACGTGACAGGTTACTAGCGGAGATGGATGTGATGCCTGACGCCACATCAGAACAAGAGGGTTTTTGGCGGGGCTATCAAGATGGCATTAACGCGGCGGAATTGTGCATGCTCGAATCACTCAAGACCATCAGATGACTGAAAGTTCCTACTTTCGGTCATGAGAGTCTTAGTCTGCGGTGGCCGTGATTATGCTGACGTAGCCACCGTCATGCGCGAGATAGTCAAGATCGGTATGGACGACATGTACGCGGTCATCATCCATGGCGCCGCACCGGGTGCTGATAGCATTGCTCGGTTGGCCGCAGAAGACCTGGGGCTGCGAACGGAAGCGCACCCCGCAGACTGGGCACGCTACGGCAGGCGTGCCGCCGGACCGATCCGTAATCAAGAGATGTTGGATAGCGGCATTGACCTCGTGATTGCATTTCCTGGTGGTCGTGGCACTGCTGACATGGTGCGACGTGCTCGCAAGGCTGGGATCACCATCAGGGAAGTCGACACACACCCGTAACACAGAATCTCGCGAACCTAGTTGACAACGGGCGTGGAACGTGTACGATGAAGGCATGACAACGACACAGAACGCAGCAACCAAAGGAACATTCCAAGTGCAGGTTGACTGGACCAGAGACGGAGGATTCGTTATTTGGGACGGTCCCATGATGCGACGCTGTTACGGTCGGTTCGATTCCGAAAAGGCCGCGCGCGCCGAGTGTGATCGCTTAAACCAGGAGGAATCCAGCATGGTCGTCGCGTCATGACCCCCCGACTTCAACTTCAAGCCGACCAACAGGCTCACATCGTCGTACTCAAGCGCCGCATCGTGGAGCTGGAGGCACGCCTTGCCGAGAAGGAGAGTGCGAAGATGAAGTATCGGATACTCTGGCAATGTCGAGAGTGCGCCATCGTGAAGACTGAGCTTTGGGGTGATCTCCCAACTTGTGCTCCACTTTGTCAGCATGGTTGGCGAATGGTCCCGATGACCCTTGTTTACGTGGAACTTTTGCCATGACCCCCACCATCGGCAACGCGTACGAAGCTAGGGTCAGCGGCAAGGTGACCACCGTGCGCATCCTGAGCAAGAGTACCTACGGGAAAGGATGGGTCGCGAAGAACGAAGCGACTGGACGGGAAGTGCGAATACTGACGGCGGCGAGGTTACGGCCGTTGGCACCACCTCCGTGTGGCAACGAACACACCCTCGATGTCGACGGTGCGACGGTCGTTTTGCGATGCGGCAGGCTGTCAGGTCACAGTGATCGTCATGCGGCACGCGACATCGTTGGAGGCGTAGAGCGGTGGGAGGAGTCATGACGCACCCCCTGATGGTCTGCGGTCATGCAGCCAACGCAGTGGATGGCAACGGCGATCCATCGTGTGCCATCTGTCTAACCACCAAGATCGATGACTCACCTTCGTTGGTGGGTCGTTCGGCTAAATGTTCAGACACTTGCCGTATTCGTCCATCGGATCGTGGTCTAGCGTTCTTTGAGTACAGGGGCGAAGGGTCACCCCACGCTACGGGAACATGTAAGCACTGTCACTACAACATCGTCGCTCACGACCCTACGGTAGAGCACATGGCACGGATTGAGCGCAACGGCAAGACACGGTACGAAAACTTCATGCACGAGAAGGGCCAGCACGAGTTTGAGCCGGTTGGTCCTGCTGATTACGATCGGTACTACTGCGGATGTAGGGGTTGGGACTGATGACCGAAATGATAAACTTTCAACACTCGTCACGCTACGGCATTGGCGACGTGGTGTATGGGCTAAGCATTCGTCCCCACAAATACTGGAAGCTTTGTGATGTGTGCAACGGTACGAGTCGTGTCACCATTGCTGGACATCCAGAACTGAAGACCTACTGTCCAGTCAAGACCTGTTCTAGCGGTAAGGTCTGGCTAGAGGACATGGGGTCGTACTACGAGATTCAGTATCTCACGATTGGACAGATACGACTTCAGATTGGTTACGAGCCAGAAGTGGCGTACATGTGCGAAGAGACTGGTGTCGGTAGCGGACAGGTATGGCACGAGGAAAAACTGTACCCGTCGTACACTGCAGCAGAAGTGGCAGCGCGCGATCAGGGTGCCGTACTACGAGAGGAGCTGATGGTTCATGACGCTACGATCTGACGCCTGGTACGACATCATTGACTTCGTGGAAGAACATGGCGGGTCCTTGAGTGCCGAACAGCGCATCACGCTGGATGCCATGGTCAATGCTTACATGACGTTCTCTCGTGACGAAGGTGGGGGTACGGTGATGACGACGCCCTATGACCCCCGCTGCCAGCGCTTCGCCCGGGATATGGAATATCTCGATACGTTCATTGACGCCGGAGAGAATCGAGAGGACTACATCCGCACAGAAGAGGGCACGTACAACCCAGAGAACGGTCACTTCCTCTGTGACGACTGCTACGTGGCGGCAGGTCAACCATCGTCACCAAGAGGGTGGATGTGCCCATGACTGAAAGCCCAAACTTTCCACCAAAGGACCGTGTGCGTATTACGACGTACGGCGGCGAATGGAAGAACGAATACCAGACGGTACAGCATTGGCAGTTAACATTTGATGGACTGTTTCTCTGCGACACATCGGTTCCGGAGTACGCAGAGAAGTGGAAAGAGTTAGCGTGGAGGGCTAATCGTGTCTGAAAGCCCCGACTTTCTACCACGTCGCTACCAACGCAAGCGTAACGTCTCTGGTAACATTCCCGTTGACGCGAAGTACGTGGGCCGACCTGGCAGGTACGGTAACCCATATCGTATCGGTGCCCCGCACCCCGACGACGACCGCCCCATGACGCGAGAGGATGTCGTTGAACTGTTCCGCCGTGATCTTGACGAGGGACTGGGATACGGTAGCGGTACGATCGACTGGGGCACGGTCGAGCGACTAGCTGAGCTACGAGGGCATGACGTTGTATGCTGGTGCGCACTTGACGAGTTGTGCCACGGTGATGTATGGTTGGAGTACGCGAACAGGATCAGGGAGCCGAGACGAAGCGAGTATCCAGTATGCATCTGATAGGATAATGACATGGAGCTGATCGCACCGAAGTTGCTGAGTTGGGCGTCGATACTAGAGGACGGAGCGCGCGAACAGGCAGAGCGAACGAGTCGCTTGCCATTCGTTGTTGGACATGTTGCACTCATGCCTGATGCCCACTACGGCATCGGGTCAACAGTCGGTTCCGTCATCCCGACCAAGGGTGCCATCGTTCCAGCCGCGATCGGTGTCGACATTGGTTGCGGAATGATCGCAGCCGACACAGGGCTACGTGCTGAGCAACTACCAGACACGCTAGCGACGCTCATGCCTCTGATTGAGGATCGCATACCTGCTGGTGTCGGGCGTGGCCGCATGAAGGACCTTCCTGGCTTTGGTGATCTTGGACGACTGTCCGATGAACCTGCGTTCATCTTCATGGATGAGCACTTGCGCGGGATTGCGCGCAATCAGATGGGATCGCTCGGTTCTGGTAATCACTTCGTGGAGGTGTGCTTAGACGAGACTGACGCAGTGTGGATCGTGTTGCACTCAGGCAGTCGCGGCGTCGGCAACAAGCTTGCACAGAGCCATATCTCCAACGCCAAGGATCTCATGAAGGAATGGTTCATCGAACTGGAAGACCCAGACTTGGCGTACCTTGTGGAAGGTACGGCTGCGTTTCAATCATACATTGCAGACATGCTCTGGTCGCAGGCGTACGCACTAGCCAATAGAGAGAAGATGATGGACGAGGCGCTTCGATCGCTTGCTGAGGTCGCGGGTCTGCCGCTGACTGTCGTTGAGCGGATCAACTGCCATCACAATTTTACGCAGATGGAGCATCATCACGGTAAGGATGTGTGGCTGACCCGCAAGGGTGCCATCTCGGCGCGCAAGGATCAACGTGGAGTCATTCCTGGTAGCATGGGCACGGCTAGCTACATCGTGCGTGGGCTAGGATCGGAAGCAAGCTACCAGTCGTGTTCGCACGGTGCAGGCCGGTGCATGAGTCGTAGCCGCGCACGCAAGGAACTGACGATCAGATCGCTTGACACGATGATGGAGGGCAAGACGTGGAATGATGACAAGGCCGCAGCGTTGCTGGACGAACACCCAGACAGTTACAAGAACATCGACGTGGTGATGGAGGATCAGAAAGACTTGGTTGAGATCGTGCATACGCTGCACCAAGTGTTCAACTTCAAAGGAACGTGACTTGACACCGGCAAAGAGACGTGCTACAGTACCTATCAGACTCAACCCAACCGAAGAAAGGATGACCGTGGGTACGAAACTGAATCAGCTCATCGCCATTGAAAAGGGCGTTCGTGGCGACGCCAACACCGCACTCACTACGACGTATCAGGTAGTGCAGAAGGGTGACCCGTTTATTGGCATCAGCAGAACCTATCAACCGCTGAACGATGGCGACATTGATCTGCCGCCCGGCGAGTCCAAGCGTGTCCAGCTCAACGCGGAACTGATGATTCACAATGTCGGCAAGAAGCTCGGTCGTCTCTGGGACGTAGCATCCTCCAAGGACGCTACGAACACGCTGGCCCACGCAGACATCGTGCTTGAGGACGGCACCGTGGTCGCCGAGCACGTTCCCGTGACCACGATGCTGTGGCTGGAAAAGCAACTGGTGGACCTGGCGACACTCGTCAGCAAACTGCCCACGCTTGACCCCGCACGTGACTGGTCTTACAACAACAACGTTGCCGCGTACGAATCGGAGGTGGAAGAGACGCGGAGGACGCGGAAGATTGAGGAGCCGCTGACTCTGGCACCGGCAACACAGCAACATCCAGCACAGGTCGTGATGGTGACCAAGGACGTTCCTGTGGGCATCTGGAAGACGATCCACTTCTCTGGAGCACTTCCGATGAGCCGCGTGATCGACTTGGCTGATCGTGTACGCAAGTTGTCCGAAGCTGTCAAGAAAGCACGTGAGACCGCGAACATCACAGATGTGGTGGATGTTTGTACGGGGCAAGTGCTTATCGACTATCTGCTGTCGTCTTAGCAGGTCGCCTGGTCGGGGGTCAAACCCTGACCAGGCACGACCGGCATTATGGCCGGTGGCACAAACTTAGACTCTTGAGCAGGTTGACGGACCAGTGAGATCGGTCCATTCCTAGTCAGATTCTTGCCATAAACTCAGAGATCGCCCCGGTTCCAAATCGACCGGCATAGACATCTCGTGAGGGATGGGGGTTCGATTCCCCCCGAAGCCGCTCATGGCTTTGTCGTCCAACGGCAGGACACCTCCCCGCAAGATTCAGTCTACGCTAACCGACAGCGTTGGAACTTTGCACAGCGACTACCCAATGACAATCCATGTAGCTCACTTAGCAGAGCGCACGCCTTTCAAAGCGTGAGGTAGCAGGTGCGAATCCTGCCATACTCAAGTCATTACGGTCCCTCGGCACAGGCTAGTGCCGAGGGACCTCTGCTTTTGTAAGGTCGGACGGCGAGGTGTGTACGTCTCGGGAGTCACTTGACTTCGAACTGTTGAAAGCGTAGGATTGCGGTGATGAACTGGCTCACAGCGGACCTCCACCTTTCTCACGTAAACATCATCGTCTATTGCGACCGTCCCTACGCGTCCGTCTCCGAGATGGACAACGACCTCGTGCAGCGATGGAATGAAATTGTCGCGCCCGATGATGAGGTATGGGTACTCGGTGACGTTGCACTAGGACGACTGGACGATTCACTCACGTACGTAACATATCTCAATGGCGTCAAGCACCTCGTGCCTGGCAATCATGACAGGATGTTCAAGTGCCACGGCGTCAAGTGGCTGCACGGTGCCGAGCGGTACATCGCTGCTGGATTCGCTGACGTGCTGGATGACGTGATTGAACTAGACATTGGCGGCAATCGTGCGGTAACGGCCTGTCATTTCCCGTTTGCCGGCGAGGCGCGTGACGGATGGGAGGACCGGTTCGTTGACCATCGACCAGTTGATTGCAGACAGCGACTCGTACACGGGCACACGCACGGCAAGTGGCGTCGCAACGGTCGCATGATCGATGTCGGTGTTGACGCGTGGGGCGGATATCCCGTGAGTTTCGAGACGGTAGCGGTGCTGTTTGCTAGCGATGAGGATCAGGTCGCAGCCGCGCCGTGGGTGCATGAGAGTCAAAACCGTACACAGAACGCCACGCTTTTGACGGTGCAAGAAACTGACACGGGTGACAATAACGTGCATCGCTAGAGCCGTGTCCTGATATTCACACAAGCAGTGAATAATGCCAAATGTGTGAATATGCGGACAGACGCGAAAGTGCCCCCGCCTAATCCTGTTCACGGGCAGGACTAGACGGGGGACTTTGGGCAGGGGAGCGGCGAGGGAGTGCTACGACCCTGCCCGTAGCGTCTCGGGGAGGCGCGGAGCACGGACCGCGCAAGTCGAACCCGAGACGGATCTAGGTTTTCTTCCTTTTCAAAATAGCGCGATGCACACGAGCGGGGCCTTTTCTTCGGCGGTCATGGCCGCCCCTCCCTTGCCATCTGTGCGAGGCGGTCAGAGCCTGGGTGCTGTCCTGGCTTGTCCCACCAGACGCCGTAAGGTATCGACTCCCGCAAGAAGGTGCGGACACATCCGTCTTTCCAGTCACTGGGCGGCATGGCGACAATGGCCGCGGCGATATCGTTCTCGGTGGCGTACTCAACATGAATGTCTGCGGGCTCGGTACGAATCATCGGTCCTTCCTTTTCAAAATGCTGCACTGGGGTATAATCACGACGCCCCCTACCTGCCCGTGCTCGCAGACAGTGCCAGCAATCCAGACGGCCTCCTTGTTCTCCTTGACAAGATACCCGCGAGACTTAACTAGGGGACAGTTCATCGCTGTAATCTCCGCGATTTCCTTCCACATGTCGGGTGGTCCGCATGAGTCGATCCAGTAGACGGTGATCGGCGGCATCTTGACCTTGCGTACCTTGGTCATGATATCCACGGCACGTTATAGCGTTTTGCCATGAACTTGTCTAACTTGACGCCCTCGTAGCGCCGGCACAGATAATCGAGGCTGACCTCCATCAAGTCGTAGTCGCCGTCGCCGTCCACCTGGTGACACACGAGGATGCCGCGCCACTCGTGCTGGGCTTGCGGTCCGCGATAATCCTCGTTTTTCAGGTAGCACGATCCAGCCACGATGCCCCGACGCCGGCCGCCGTGCGTTTCCATCATGCCGACTTTCAGCCCCTGCTGGTGTCCCTGCGTGAAAGAACAGCCAATCGTTTTGATCCGAGTTTCGATCATCCCAGTTACGGGCCGTCCGTTGGCGTTGTTCACGAAGTAGTGCGAGTAGGAGACTCCACCCAACATCACAATCTCTAGGAAGTCGTGAACGGTCCACCCATGCTGCTGGAAGTTCAGGTCATCGAGGCTAAGCGTGTTCTTCAGCCGCGGATCTAATCCGCAAGCACGAGTGATGTGGTTTTCGTGATTGCCCAACAGGATGTGCTTGCCTGCGGGCTGCCACTGCTTTTCCTTGTTGCGTCGGCGCCTAGCGTTGTACCTCTCAAGCGGAGCGTTCAATACGTCAAAGGCGTGATTGGCACTTTCAATGTCGTCACTGTACCGACGGCCCTCGGCCTCGCCAGGACTGTCATGTACAGACAGTGATCGCATGGTTGCGTGGTCGCCTAGGTGGATGAACGTGATGTTCGGCTTGCCAGCAAACTGGTCAATCAAATACTCGCCCACCCAGCCAAGGTGGTCTACGGGGTCTCCTGGTTCTACCTGCGTGTCGGGGATCACAACGTGAATACTTGTTTCTTCGCTCACATCTGCCAAGGCTCTCGGTATCCCTTCGTCGGCGGATGGGCCGCACTACATTCGTGTAACTCTACCGCATCGTCATCGTCCGTGTCAACCGCACCGCACTGGCACGTGCTCGTACAGTCCGGTCCTCTGCGCCTGTCTGACGCGGCCATGAGCGCACGTACGTACGCGCGCCTGTCCGACTGTCCGCTGATCCGTCGTTCTGGTCCGTCGTAGGTCATGTACTGATTATCGACCGCTCAGCGAAAAACTTGAGTGTTGACAACGGGCGCGGACGGGTGTAGGGTTCAGGCATGACGTTCGACCGACTAGACGAAGACGGAGACTACGGTGACTGAAAGCGCGAACTTTCAACCATGTTCTCAGGCAAGCGGAACATGACATGTGTGTCGCGGTGCCTGTACCTACAAGCCAGGATGGTTTATGCCTGAAGAGCTGGAGCGCGATGGGCTGGAGCAGGAGCTAGCCGACGGCAGGGCGGCGCTTAAGGCCGCGCACTTCCTGATTGCCGCCGCTTGCGTCGAGGCAGGGGGATCCCTGACGATCTCCGACCGCACCGCAATCGGCATCGACCTGGGAGGCCAGATCCACGAGTGGCACGATCCCGCAGCCAACGTCACGCGCCTTTGGTACGTGGCACCCCCGAAAGGTGAGGCGAGCCACGAGATCGGGCCTCAGCCATTCATGCTCGCCCAGAAACTCGCCGAGACCGCCGCCGATCTCGAAGCCGAGCGCGCCGCTCACCAGCCTGGTCGTCCTAATGCTTGGTGCGAGTGCGAATGTCACGACGACCCTCTAGACGCGTGCATTCGTGAACTTGAAATCGGCACCGAACTGATGGAGGACATGACGTGACTGACACCCCATTCCGTGCCCGCATGCCCGACGACGACCTCAGTCGCCGCACGTTGTCCGCGATGCACGCCTACTCACTGTCGTACAGCGACGCACTCGCACGCGCGGAGGAACAGCACGTCGACTGGTGCGAGGACGAAGATTGCCAAGATGACAACCACGCCGCTGCGTTTGCACGGCTATCCGACGACATAGCGGAGATGTACCATGATTGATCCAGACGGTCGGTATTGTCCTGAGTGCGGTGCAAATTGGCAGGGTGGTCAAATACCGGTGGAGTATGTCGCCAAGGGGTACTACGGGCATCGTGAACCGTGTCAAGCACTACAATCGTGGCATGACGACTATGATCAGTTGGTGCCGTGCACCTGCGAACCGCGCTACTACTCTAAACTGATCGGCATCGAGTTACCCTACGATGACCCGCATCACTACGATGGGGTCAGTTTCTGGATGTGTGCCGCGTGTGGCGCGCGATGGGATCGGTGGTCTGGTCAACTGGTCAAACAAGGAGAAAGTCATGACGGGTAAGTCCGGTATCTATGCCTACGGGTTTGATCTCATGCGAGCGGCCAGTTGTTCGTGGCCGTTCTCGGATATCCAGGTCGCTCTAGTTAACAAGGAATACGCGCCAGATGTGGTTAGAGATCGGTACTGGTGCGACATCAAGAAGTATGAGATCAAGGGTCGTGGCTACACGGCTGGAGGTCAGCCGCTTCAACATCTTGGCCATCGCAGATACGGGGATACGACAGAACTAACGTCTGCGCCACCCGAGTGGGGTCCGAAAGCAACCATTACGTATGACTTGATCATTCTTTTTGGACAAACGGGGAACCCGGATACAGCGCCACTACTTTCGTTTCACGCTACTCCGTGGTGGGAGCATTCCGTGTGCAAGGGGACGTTGACCATTGCACCTTACGCGTGGATCACACTCGCAGGTCTGCCGCTGCCCGCCCGCTGAAAGCAACGACTTTCTACCAACAACTAGCCCCGATTCGATGAATAGGTCGGACTATTCCCGTACCCCCGGCTAGCGTCTACAACCTATGGGTTCTATTGCGAGCGGCGGATAACAACCTTTAAGTTGTAATCGTTGAGTTTGTACTCGGCTTCGCTTTCGCCAACATCGACGCATGGATGGCCCCGATGCGAGCCGTAGCCATCGCGGCAGCAACAGGATTGATCTCCACCGTCAGCTGATTATCCTGTAGTGACTCACCGCCCGTGCTCCAGTTGGTCGATCCGCTGAAATGGATCACGCCGTCGATGACGCCTTCCTTGAGGTGCATGATGGCACCCTTTTCTGAGCGACCGATAGCAATGGAACTGATCGGGTAGTTCTCGCCAGTCAGCAGCGTCTTCTCGTGCACGCCGCTAGCCTGTGAACTGTCAAGCGTGAGCTGCACGTAGACGTTCTCGGCGACCAGTTTGTCCTTGATGATCTGCGCAAGTTCGTCATCGTCAAAACCGTACATGGCCAACACGACACTACGACACGCCGCGCTAATGACGGCCCTGAGCGCGCCGTGCACGTTGTCTACCGGTGAGTAGAAGGTGCGGCGATCGGTCGGATAGCCAGGCGGGAACGGTGCAGACGCGAACTGGTCAAGGACCGATAGATCAGTCAATGGATGTGTGGTCATTCGTGCTGCCTCTCGAATACGACCAGCAACCGGTCGTCCGTCCCTGCCTGCCAGCTATGAAGGTGCCACTCACCGCCGTACTCCTTATTCAGAAGATCCGACAGTTCATCAATGCCGTGTACCTCAACAACCTTGATCCACTTCATGTGCTACGGGATCGGTAGGAACGACGCAGCAAACAGGCCGAGTCCGACGCCGAGAATGCACGTGAGGTGTGCAGCCGTGTCCCATGTGCCGCCAGTGATGGAGAGGATGGCCAGGATCAGGAAGGCGACGATTGCCAAGATGAGCAGGAATAGTTTCATGGTGCTCCTTGTTTAGGTGTTGTGGAATAGATTGATGCGGGAATCATTGCGCCCTGTTGGTCAGCCACGTATTCACCATGTCGCCGCAGACGGTGCCGATAACCGCCGCTAAGCCAAGAGCCAGGAGGATCATACAGGACGTGAGGCTGACCCCGTAGTGGTAAATGCTCGCCCCACCGACACCGACGGCGAAGGCACTCCCCTCGTCGTGGCCCACTTCAGACAGACTAGCGACTACACGTCGACGCCACTTACCCCAGGTTTCGTTGGACAGGGCGTCTATTTTGATGGCCTCGAAGATGTCCATGAACAACATGGAAACGAAGACGATCAGGGCAATCAGCATAATCGGCTAACCGAGCAACTGTTTGGCTAGGAAGATCAACTCCTGTTCGTCCTCGACAACCTCAGCGCGGCGTAGTTTGATAGCCTCAAACAAGCTGTCAATGAACATGTGCGAGCGGTCAATCTTGGAGATCAGTTTCTGCATCTCGAACGGTAACTCCTGTGGTGTCATGCTCATCCCCCCCCATTCTTGAGTCGTTCGCGCACCTGTACGCGTGTTTCCAGTTTGTCAATGCGCTGGAATACCTCACGCTCAACAGCGTCGGTATGCCCCCTCTGTGTGGCGACGGTCACGATCAGGGCGTCAACCTTGGCCTCAGTACGCGCTACCGTGTCGCCGATGCTGAGTGAGTCTCCGCCGTTTGCCTTGACCGCCATGAGCAGATTGTCGAGCTTGCTCTCACGAACAGCTCGGGCGCTCAACCATCGGTTCACAGTGACGATGCCGCCGACGATCACGCCGACAGCGATGACGATATAAAGCCAGTTGTATTCCGTCGCACCCGAGCCGAGCGTGATCTTGGCCAGTATGGCGCAATAAGCAGCTATCTCGCTAGCCATGGCGATCACGACATCAACGCCTTCCATGTCTGTGCACCGACGATGCCGTCAACCTTGATCTCAACGGACATTTGAAAATACTCAACCGCGAGTTTTGTGCGGGGACCGAACACTCCGTCAACGCCCGCTGGTTTCAGTGCCTCACCCTGTCCGTGCACGACAAGCCGTTGCTGACAGAGCTTCACGGCCGCACCTGTCATGTTGGGCGTCGTGAGATACAGTGTCGGCTCAGATGGTGGTGGAACTACCTTGCCCCACAGTGCGGGACGTGTAGCGCCGTAGTAACTCAAGCCATCGTGACCGTTGGTAACGGTCGGGTTGAACGTGTTGTATCGGACACCATATTGCTCATCGTAGGCGTCGATCATGGTGTTGCCGCCACTGACGTAGATGCCGGTGTGCCCCGGCCGAGGGCCCGAACTTTCGCCACCGTAGAAGTAGACGAAATCACCAGGTTCTAACGGTCCCTTGACGTAGGGTGCCTGTGGAATGTTAAACTGAGCGGCACTCCCGTGTCCCATGGTCACGCCGATTGAGTGTGCTGCCATCATCGTCAGGCCCGAGCAGTCCCACGCGTTCGGCCCCGACGCACCGTACACGTAGGGCTTGCCCAGTTGTGCCTTGGCGAAGGCGACAAGTTGATTCTGGTATTGTGTGATTGTCGCCATAGGTGACCTTTCTGACGGGTGTGATGATTACTGTGGTAGAACAGCGTTAACGAGACGTGCGAGATCCGCGGGCATGCAGGTTTCACAAGCCACATCTGGCACCAAACCGACGGGTATCCACGCTTCGCACGCATATGCCGAGCAAATGAGATGGTCCCCGTCACCGAGCACAAGCCGCGTGTGGAATATCGAGTTGAACGCTTCCGCGAGGATGGTCAGGTAGCCGTACTTGACACCGATCTTGGAACGTGCGAAGTTAAGTGTCACGTCAACCTGGTTGGCCGGTACGTCAGGATGGATGACAGCGTAGAGCAAATGCTGGTAGTCAGCGATTGCCGTTAGCGCGATGCCGTGAGGTCCAGCCTCGGCGATAGTATCAGTATCCATGAC